GGAAGCCTTAAAGGTTAAAGCAAAATAAGGAGATCACTGTGAAACTCAAAAATATTAAGGGCGTCGTCGGCGAGAACCTGCCAGTCCAGCCAACGCTGATGGTCAAGCTCATGAACGTCAAGGGCAAGCTTACGGTCGCCATCGCTGCTGTTGTAGCTTTGATTGCAGCAATTTCTGAATTGATGTAAGGTCTCCGCCATGCCAGCTGCGATGACATACACCAGTCTGCTCAATGACCTCCGCGCTTACCTCGAGCGCGGGGCTACATTGGCGACCGATCCTACGGTCTATGAGCAGCTTCCGAACCTCGTTAACCTTGCAGAGCGCCGCTTGCAGCGTGACATCAAGGTGGTCGGGACGATCAGTGTCGTTAGCTCGACGATGATTGATGGCACGGCAGTTTACGCAAAGCCTGATAGGTGGCGTGAAACGGTCAGTATGTTCGCTGGGGTTGGCGCTGGCTTCAATACCCGCAAGGAGCTGTTCACGCGCTCCTATGAATACTGCCGGAACTATTGGCCAAACCAAACGTCGAAGGATGAGCCGCGCTTCTATGCTGATTACGACTATCAGCATTGGCTGATCGTCCCCACACCGGACGACGATTATCCTTACGAAATTCTTTACAATGAGCAGCCGGTTTATCTCGACGATAATACGCAGACGAACTGGTTCACTGAGTATGCGCCTGACGCGCTGCTCTATGGTTCGCTGCTTGAGGCACAGCCATTCTTAAAGAACGAAGAAATGATCTCGGTGTGGGATCAGTTTTATCAACGCGCCATCGGGGCAATTAATGGTGAGGATCGCCGCCAGATCGTTGATCGCGGCCTCATTCGTAGGGAGGACTAACCCGTGACTTTCGTCCAGACTTTCGGCGGCACGAACATTTATTCGGCTGAGCCTTCCTACCGTGCGATTGCACTGACAGCTAACGTAACTCTCTCTTGGCCGATTGAAATGTCGACGGATGAAAACGTCGTCGCCAAGATCATGGACGTTACGCCTAACGCCGTCAGCCGCGTCATCACGATGCCACCTGCCAATCAGGTCAGCGTCGGCCAGACTGCGCTGTTCTTCAACGTCGGCTCCTACACATTCACGGTCAACGACAACGCCGGAAACGCAATCGTATCGGTTGCTCCGGGCCTTGCGTGGCAGATTTACCTGACCGACAACGCGACGGCGGCTGGATCGTGGCGCACGGTCCAGTTCGGCGCTGGCTCATCATCGGCTACAGCTGGTGCGCTGACCGGGTATGGCATCATTGCTATTGCAAACACGCTTAATCAGGCGGCTCCCGTTTCAAACTTGGCTGTGAATTACACGATTGGCCTTCCTGATCGTGCCGGTGTCATCAACTGGACGGGTGGTGCTGGCACATTTACCCTGCCATCAGCATCTTCCTGCGGAAACAACTGGTTCGTCTTAGTCCGTAACAGCGGTAACGGCGCGATTACTTTGGTGACTCCGGGCGGTGAGACCATCAATAACGATCCGACAATGGCCTATAACCCGGGTGATAGCGCAATCGTTATCTGTGACGGGGCTGACTTCTACACGGTTGGATTCGGGCAAGCTCCAGAGTATCTGTTTGATTACGTATCTATCGATCTCACGGGGCAGACCAGTCCGTACATTCTGAGTGGCGCAAACCTGAACCGCATTTCCTATAACTTCACGGGCACGCTGCTCGCGAACATGGTCATTCAGGTTCCGAACACGATCCAGCAGTACTGGGTATCGAACCAGACTTCAGGGGCATACACGCTTGGACTTTCGACATCCGGTGGAACAGCGGCTGATGTCACGCAAGGCGCGCGCGCCATCCTGTATTGCGACGGCACGAATGTTTACTACGCCCAGACAGGTGGTCTTGCGCTTCCCATCACAATTTCTCAAGGTGGTACAGGCGCTACGAACATTACGACAGCGCGGACCAACCTTGGGGCTACATCTGTCGGCGTTGCTGTATTTACCGCAGCAAACGCTACTGCAGGCCGCGTAGCAATCTCTGCCGCTGCATCTGGGGCCAACAGTGACATCACATCACTATCTGGCCTAACGACGCCTTTGACTGTTCCTCAGGGGGGGACGGGTGTAGCGACGATCACGGGCGTAATTAAAGGAAATGGCACGTCTGCACTGACAGCCGCGACTGCCGGCACGGATTTTGTTGCGCCCGGAACTGCGACGACGTTCACGGCTACTCAGACGTTTACCGGATCGACATCTGTTCCCGCTGAGATTGTGCGGAATATCGTTGAGCCTGTCACGGTATCCGCAACGGCTGCGACCGGCACGATTGCGGTTTATCCATCAACGCAGTCCGTTCTTTATTACACAACGAACGCCTCGGCTAACTTCACTGTCAATCTGACGTGGTCTTCCGGGACAACGATGAATACCGCTCTCTCGACTGGTCAGGCTGTGACTGTTGCATTCATGGTTACGAATGGCGCGACCGCGTATTATAACAACGTAATTCAGGTTGATGGAACCACGTCCGGCGTCACTACAAAATGGCAAGGCGGCATTGCTCCGGTTGGCGGGAACGCCAGCAGCATCGACATTTACACGTACACGGTAATTAAAACTGGTAGCGCCACATTCACGGTGCTGGCATCTCAAACCAAATTTGCGTGAGGATGAGCCATTGCCAACCTTGGTAACCAGAGGTGCAGCAAGTGCTATAGGTTTCGGCTTTGCCGGAGCTGTCGCTGGTCAGCAGGCATTCACCACTCCCGGAACTTATTCATGGCAGGTTCCGGCTGGAGTCACTAGCGTATGCGTTGTCTGCATTGGCGGCGGCGCTAGAGGCGGTGCCGGGCTTGGTTGGAAGAACAATATATCAGTCACCCCCGGCTCCAGCATTACAGTTGTTGTTGGAGCCGGGTCGGACAAGAACGGCTCGACTCCGGGTGATAGCTATTTCCAAAGCACCTCTTTGGTTCGCGGGATTGCTGCGAATAGCACAACTGGCGGCGGTTACGTCGGTGATGGCGGGGGAAATGGCGGGAGCGCAGTACCTTCAGGGGACAGCTGGGGCGGCGGCGGTGCTGGCGGCTATTCCGGTAATGGCGGAAATGGTGGCCCTGCTGACACTTGTGGTGATAACGGTTCTGGCGGCGGTGGCGGTGGAGGCGGCGGCGGCAATATAGGCTCTGTGTATGGCACATGGACTGGCGGCGGCGGTGGGGGTGGCACTGGCATTTTGGGTCAAGGCTCTTCTGGTGCGGGCGGCTGCCCCAATGACACGTCCACCGGCGGAGGTTCTGGAGGCTCAGGCGGCAATAGTGGTGGGATTGGCATCGATTTCCCTCCGGGCGGTATCGCTGGCGGAGGTGGCGCATATGGTGGCGGTGGCGGCTACGGCTCAGGTGATGGCATTGCCGGAGGATCTGGCGGCGCTGTGCGCATTATCTGGGGTGCTGGTCGCGCATTCCCGTCAACTAATACAGGGAATCTATAATGATCATTCCCGTCAATCTCAGATCTAAGCCCGGCATCAAACGGGACGGCACGCGCTTCGAGGGCGACTATTACGTTGACGGCCAGTGGGTTCGCTTCCAGCGTGGGCTGCCGCGTAAGATTGGCGGCTATCGGCAGATCAGCAATTACATCAGCGGCGTCGTGCGCCAGTTCTATACGCAGGCGCAGAACAATCTGGTGTACACGCACGTCGGCCATTCAAACGGCATACAGCGTTTCACGATTGATCAGTTCGGTAACACCAGCGCGCCGTCAGATCGCACGCCTCTGGGGTTCACATCCGACAGTCAGTACCAGTGGAACTTCGACGCCATGTTTGATTCGGCTGGCGGCTCGACGATTGTGCTGGCGAACGGAACACTGACCCTAGATGATATATCGCAAACGACGAGCAAGCCTGTTTACTTTGGCGACATCTACGGCACAGCACCGCTGCAGCCGCTTGTGGATACGGTCTCAGGTAATCCTCTGACAACCTGCGGCAACATCGTCGTTCTGCACCCGTACCTATTCTTGCTATGCAATAACGGATACGTGCGCTGGTCAGACGTAAACGACCCTCAGAACTTCAGCACTGGCGACGCAGGCGATGCGTATATCAGCAGCTCAAAGCTCATCAAGGGTCTGCCCCTGCGTGGCGGTGGTCAGTCCCCTGCCGGCCTGTTCTGGACGCTCGATAGCCTGATCCGCTGCACCTACACGGGCGGCATTGATGTGTTCCGGTTTGATACCGTAACAGCTTCTACGTCGGTGTTGGCGACGAATGGCATCATTGAGTATGACGGTATCTATTTCTGGATCGGTCTTGACCGCTTCCTGATGTACAACGGTGTTGTTCGTGAAGTCGCAAACAACATGAACATCAATGACTTCTTCGATAACCTGAACTTCCAAGCCGCGAATAAGATCTTCGCCGTCAAGGTGCCGCGCTTCGGTGAAATCTGGTGGTGCTACCCGCGTGGACAGGCGACGGAATGCACGCACGCCGTCATCTATAACGTGCGCGAGGATACGTGGTATGACTGCGAGCTGCCGAATGGCGGGCGCTCAGCTGGTATCTACGCGCAGGTGTATCAGTCGCCTCTGCTTGCTGGTATTCAGGCGATTGAGCCACCTGCAGGCGATCTGCGTATCACACAGGCCAGTGACTCCCGTATCACGCAGGACGGCGACTTCCGTATCACTGACACTGGTTACACGGCCTATAAGATATGGCAGCACGAATACGGCGTTGATGAGATCGATGGCAGCAGCATTAATGCTGTGCGCTCGTTCTTCGAGACTGGCGACATTTCGCTGCTCACCAACGAGCAGCCGCAGAGCAAGTCGATCCGCATCGAGATGATCGAGCCTGACTTTGTGCAGTCGGGTGATATGTCAGTTCAGGTCACAGGTCGCATCAACGCCCGTGCGCCTGAGGTTCTCAGCCCGCCGAAGATCTTCCCGGCTGTGGCGACGGAGCCATACGAACAGCAGGTGTTCTTCAAGGATCAGCGCCGCGAACTGCGCTTCCGCTTTGAAAGCAATACGGTTGGCGGCGACTACCAGATGGGTCAGGTCATCGTTCACATCGAAGTCGGTGACGGAAGGTATCAGAGCTAAGATGAAACCCGAGACGCTTCGACAGCTTTTGTCATATAACCCTGATACTGGTAGTCTTATTTGGCTTCCACGCGATGATAGCTGGTTTAAAAAACCGAGTGATGCAAAGAGATGGAACTCTCGCTACGCTCATACCAAGGCATTCACTACCAAAATAAAAGGATACCTTAAGGGGCGCATCCTTGAAAAGGATTATTACGCGCACCGCGTTTGTTGGGCATTACATCACGAAAAATGGCCTGAATTTCAAGTCGATCACATCAATGGAAACCGAGAAGATAACAGAATCAAAAATCTTCGTGACGTAGACTGCTTGGAAAACCAAAAAAATCTTGCCTTAAGGGGTGACAATAAAGCTGGTCGGATAGGGGTCAGTTGGAATTCCCAAGAAAGCAAGTGGGTTGCTAGCATAACTGTTAATAGAAAATGGATTTTTCTTGGACGATACCGGGATGTCAATCTTGCGGTTGCTGCTCGCAAAGCTGCTGAAGATCTATATGGATACCATAAAAATCACGGCAGAATTAGGAGCGCCCAGTCATGACGGTAGACCCGCGCTATATCCCGACATTCAAGGACTGGGCGGACTATTCCTACCCCGACTTGGAGCGGTATGGCGCGATTGCCACTGTGATTGATGATAGTGATTGGCAAAACTGGGGCGCTGGGTTATTGTCGCTCAACGGAATTGCGTCAGCTGGGGTTCCGAATCCTTATCAGTTCGATGACTGGAAGGAATGGGCGATGCGGCTGAACCAGATTATTGATCAGGGAACGTAGTGATGGCTGAGATGGAAGACATTGGCACAATCTCTGGCATCGGGAACTACAGCCCGAGTGGTGGTGCGGTTGCACCGAACACTGGCGCTTATCTTTCTATCGTAGCTGGTTCTCCTGAATATAAGTATTTCACGACGCCATTGTCCAACAAGGGCAACCCGACATCGTACTTCTCGAACAATTCAATTGCCGTTACGCCGACTACTCCAGTTCGCTTAATCAACATGGCGACACGCGAGGTTGTTACGCAGGGAACTGGTTATGCCGGCGCAGAAGATGCCATCGCAAAGGCCGCGCAGCTAACTGCAGCTGGTGGTAATAAGGCTAGTTGGGAAATTCAGATTGTCCCCCCAGAGTCCACCAGCTTTAAAACAGTTGCGCGCGAGAAGCGTAATCAAAGCTTTATAAATCAGGCGCTAGACGTTGTCGGCGACGCAGCACTCGGCCTTATGATTGGTGGACCGATTGGCGCAGCCATTGCTACTGGTGCAAGCATTGCTGGCGTTAACGTATCTGATATCGCTTACCCAGTCCTTGGGACGATGACCGGCCTCGGCCCGATTGCTGGGGCTGCATTGGGGTCGGCGACATCCAGCGCGATACAGGGTCGTTCTTTTAAGGAAACTCTTATCCGCGCAGGTATGACCGCGTTGACTGCCGGGATTATGGAGAAGACTGGCTTTGGTAACAAGATTACCGATGCCGTCAGTGACGCCTTGAAGGATGTTGGCTTCAAGCCACTCATTGATGATGTCATCAAGAATGTTTCGTCAGGGGCGCTCACCAAGCAGGCGGGTGATGAGATCATCGCCACTGCCATTATCAGCCAAGCGGGGTCGTCCACTACAGCAGCTACAGTTTCTTCGCTGGCAAGCTCTGTCGCGCAGACCAACCCGGGATACAAACTTGATGCAGAAGCCAGCTCTAAGCTGACGCAGGCTGACCCTAATACTGCTAATAGCACGCTCGTCACTGGCACAACCGGTGCTGGAACTGGAGCTACGGCTGGTATCAGCAGCACAGCCGCCACCACTGGTGGTACGAACACAACAAACAACCAGACCACCAACAACACGGAAAAGTCTGACTACACTGCGACTGGCACGCCCGGCGCTGGCACTGGCACTACGGCTGGCATAGGCAGCACAGCTACAAACGCTGGTGATACGAACAAAACAAATAACGAAACAAACAAAGACACAGAGAAATCTGACTACACCGCTACCGGCACTCGTGGTGCTGGGACTGGTGTGACATCCAGCTTGGTATCCAACACAATGCAAATTGATCCGGAAGTCCAGAAGAAGATTGATGAGCAGCTTCAGAAGAATGATGAGACCAAGGGTCTAACCACGATGGATCTCATTCGTCTTGGCCTTCTAACTCCCGCTTTGATTGCTCAACTTGTGGGCGCGTTTGGCGGAGGTGATGGCGGTGATGTCGTTAATACTGGGGCTGGCACAAAGGTTGACTACACGCCACTAAGGCGCGCGCAAAATGTTGGAACGCCTGACACGGTTCAGGCTGGTCTGGGTAGCTATGGCTACAATCCATTTACTTACGGGCAAGCTGGCTTAGGTCAGCCGGAAGAGTATCTATTCTTTGGTAAGCCAGTAACTCCATCCGTTACTGCAAGGCCGGCAGCCACTACGCAGGTTGCTGGCATCAGTGCCCCAGCTGCTACGACGACTACCGCAGGGGGCGGCACGACCGGTAACCCACCCCCGGGTAGCCCACCCCCGGGTGGCACGACGGGTGGTACGACAGGTGGCACCAACGTAGGTACTGGTGGTAACGCAAGCCTAACTCTGCCGCCGGGAACCAACGTCGGAGGCGGCACTCCAATTATTCTTGAGGGCGGGAATAAAGGTCCATCCACCCCAGCCAACACGGGATACACTCCTGCTCAGCTTACTGGCCGACAGAACTATTTCGATCTGATGCGCGACCCGAATGTGGCGAGTTTGACTAGCAATATTAACAAGACGATTGCCAGCCAGCTTAATGCAAACAAGATTTCTCTTGAGCAGGCGCGTGGAATTAACAATCAGCTTCAGGCATTATACCAATCCGGCACTGCCAACGCAGATGCCATACGCGGGTTGGCCACAACCGCTTTGCGGGGCGCTACTACCGCTTACAAGGCGGGCTCTCCGACTACTACTTTGCTAGCGGCTCAGAACCCTGACAGCGCCACGTATCAAGCTGGTGTTGGCCCCGCAGATATTTATGCTGCCGAGGGTGGGTATATCGGATACGCAGACGGTGGCGAAGTCGGTGATGATATGGTAAGCCACCTGATCGCTTATCGTAAAGGCGGTGGTCATGATGGACCCGGGCACGTCAAGGGTATTGGCAGTGGGCAGGAGGATAAGATTCCTGCGTGGCTATCCGATGGCGAATACGTCTGGAGTGCGCAGGACGTTGCCGATCTTGGTGACGGATCTACCGACGAAGGTGTCCGCCGTCTTGACAAGATGCGTCAAATGGTGCGGAAACGTGCTGGGCGTAAGGACGTGAAGAAGATTGCGAAGCCGCAGAAGGGCATTGATGAGATGCTGATGGCGGTTGGAGGAAGAGTGTAATGGCCGTTCAACAGACAACCACGCAGACCATCCTCCCGGAATGGTATACCCAGTACGCTCAGAATGTTCTGGGTAGAGCATATGCCGCCACGTCTGAGCCGTATCAGGAGTACAAGGCTCCCCGCATCGCCGGCTTTGCGCCTGAGCAGGAGCGGGCATTCTCTGCTTATAAGGAAAGCATGGGTGAGTATGAGCCTTACATCGGAGCAGCGGAGACAGCGCTGACACGAGGGACTGGTTCATTCACTGCTCCGGGCGTCGCCCAACGGTACATGAACCCATACATCCAGAACGTGGTGGCTGGGATCGGAGCCACGGCGGGTCGTAATCTTTACGAAAACATCCTCCCCGCTGTTAACCGTACCTTCGTTGGCGGCGGCACTTTTGGTGGTTCGCGCAGTGCTGAGTTTACGCAGCGCGCTATCCGCGACGCGCAGGCAGCAGCGCTTAGCAAGCAGGTTGAGGCTCTAAGCGAGGGCTATAAGACGGCTGCTGATCTCTATGGCACTGAGGCTACTCGGACACTCGGGGCCGCTCCGCGCTTTGCTGAGCTTGGCAAGCAGGCTCAAGAGCAGCGGATGGCAGAGCTGGGTGGCCTCGAAGCAATCGGCGCACAGCGTCAGGCTCTGGCACAGCGCTCCGCTGAACTGGCCTATGCTGACTTCGAGCGGCAGCGTGACTTCCCATACACGCAGGTCCAGCGACTTTCTGCAATTGGTGGTCAGCCTGCAGCGACTGGCTCGGGAACTAAGGTCGAGAGCGCGCCGGGTCCGTCCGGCTTCCAGCAGGCCGCTGGTTTGGCGGCAACGATTGCCGGCATTCTTGGTAAGTTCAAGGACGGTGGCGAAGTTGACGGCCCTGTCAAGGACGGTAAGCGCAACATCAAGCACCCGATGCATGGGCTTGGCTGGTTGAAGGATGTACGCTGATGGCTTTTATATCTGACGAAGAGCGCAAGCGCATACTCGCACAAATGCTGTCGGGTCAGCTGATGCGCCCGCCTCCGCCGATGCAGGCAACGCCAGCAACGCCGCTTCCGGGTGTTCCGGTTCAGACCGCTATTGTTGCTCCTCAGTCTGAACAGGCCGTAGCCCCACCTCCGCAGAACGATGAGTTCGCACTCGCTCGTCAGATGATCCAAGGGCGGCAGGGACCAGCCCTGACCGGCAATAAGGAAATCGACGCGATCCTCACAGCTAATGCGGAGCGGCGTCAGGCCGGTGCGCAGAACTATCTTAACATGCTGGCAGGCGCTGACATTGATCCTGTTCTAAAGGAAATCCTCGCTGAGCGTCGCGCTAAAGTGCAGAAGGAAACTGCAGAGCTTGAAGTTGAGCAGAAGAAAGCTGGCTGGGATGCGCTGATGCGCGCTGGTTTGGCTATGGCTCAGAGTAACAGTCCCTATTTCATGCAGGCTCTAGCGTCCGGCATGGAAGCTGGCGTCAAGGGTTACGATGAAGCCAAGGTGCGCCGCGAGGAAAAGCGTGCGCGCTTGCAGACTGCCGATGAAGACGCTCGCATTGCAGAGGTCACGGGCAAGCAGGCGGCGCAGACCCGCGCTGCTAACGCTTTCAATGCTGCAATGGCAGCTGGGCTTAATGAGGAACAGGCTCAAGCAGCTGCACGTAGGGCGGTTGTAGAGGAGCTTACTCTGCCGCAGCAGCTTGAGATGGCGAGGCTTGAGCCTGAGGCTAAGCGGGCTGACATCGCATACACGAAGGCTAGAACTGTTGACGCACTGCGTCCGCCGAGTAGTGGCGGCGGCAGGGGTGGTGGCCGTGAACCGAATCCGCCATCAGCTACATCTGTTCTGGAAGAAGGTGGTAAGTTTACCCGCGAAATTCCTGAGCTTCGGGAAGCGGCCCGCTCTTCGTTCTATGCCTATCAAAAAGAAAAAGATCCGACGAAGAAGGCTGAGCTTAAAGGCAAGTATGAAATCGCACGCGACAACTATCGCCGCGTCCGTGATAGACTGGCTAAGATTGAAGGCCGTCAGCCCGGAAGCCCGTTCCGTCGTAGTGTGACTGGAGAAATTTACACGGGACCGCAACGCACAGCCACTGGCCCTAGACCAGCAGCGGCCTCTGCTCGCCCCGCTGGCGTAGGTGCAGATTGGACCTATGAAAAAGATGCAAAAGGTAATAAAGCTTGGGTGAGCCCTGACAGGAAGCGTGTTGTAGAGGTAAAATAAATGGCTTTTGACCTGAAGACCGCCAAGCCTGTATCTGGTGGGTTTGATCTCAGGACTGCAAAGCCTGTTGCGGCCCCTCGTCCTCAGCGGAAAAAGAAGGAAGAGGAAGAGGGCGGCATCCTTCAGGACATCAAGGATGTCGGCACATCTCTTGGGCTTGCTACAGTTGGTTTAGCTAAGCCGTTCGCATACCTAGCAGAACGACTCACCCCCGGGACTTACAGCCTCCCAGCGCGCAAGGCAAGCGAAGCTCTTGCATCAGCAGAAGAGTTCTTAAAGGGAGCCCGTTCTGAGGCTGACATTGAGCGGCAGCGTGCAGCTCAAGCGCGCATCGAGGAGGAGGCTAAAGCTCCGGGCGAACTGGCTCGTGGCATTGCAGGCGTTCGTCAATTCATTGAAGGTCCAAAGCGTCCTGAAGCTTCTCGCACTATGCTGAGTGGGATTGCCGACTACCTTTCTCCGACACGCGCGATTGCAAGCTTAATTCCTGAGACGCCTGAAGCTGCTCAGCGGGAAATCTCAACTGTTAAAGCGCAGTTTAATTCTCCGATTGAGGCTGCGCAATTTGCGGCGTCTCAGATTCCATCAACAGCGGCCACCGTTCTTACTGGCGGATTAACTCGCGGGGCTAAGCTCGCTGCCGGGGCTGAGCAATTGATCGCTAATAAAGCAGCTCAACGCGCTGCTGTAGCAACCGGAACCACATTGAACGCAACTGATGCTGGATACAGCGCAGCTCAATCAGTGCTAGAAAGGGGCGGCACTCAAGAGGAAGCTGATCGTGCGTTTCTTGTGGCATCCGGCGGTGCTGCTTTAGCGTCTGCCGCAGCAGCTAAGATACCGGGCCTCGAGCAGAACCTGTTCTCAACTCAAGCCCTGAGACCGGGCATCATCCGGGGTGCGGCTCGCTCAGCAGTCGGCGAAGCGCCGCAGGAATTCGTTGAAGAATCTGGAGCGCAGCTTGCGCAGAACATTGGCGTTCTCGGCACTGCGGCTGAGCGTGATATCAGCGAAGGCGTACTGTCTTCTGGTGCGCTCGGCCTGATCGGCGGTGCTGCGATAGGCGCTCCGACTGGCGCGATTCAAGGGTACATGGCTAAGCGTGAAGCTGCCGCAGCCCCTCCACCCCCGCCTCCGGGTGCTGAAGGCGAGCCTCTGCGCACCACGACCGTTGCGTTTGAGAATAAAGAAGACCCAGCGAACCCGACGATCCGCACGTTTGACGTGATGTCGGAGCCTGATGAGGACGGTCTGCTCACGGTTCGCGATGAGAATGGCAAAGCGTTTGAGATGACGGCTGCCCGCTTGGGTGAGCTGGAGTCTACGGCTGAGGCTTATGCTGCGCCATCTGAACCCCCGGCTCCTACGCCCACTGTAGACCTTGGCACGATCACTCAGCGCTTGAACGTGGCAAGCGGTACACCTGAGGGGCAGAAACCTGTTGGCCGCATCGTGGGTCTGGCCCGTGAGGTGGGCACAGCGCTTGAGCAGGATGACGATGTATCCGCAACTGCTGCGGTTCAGGCGCGCATCAATGCGCTGGCTGGCAGCCGCATGTCGGAAACCACGCTGGCGCAGCGCCAAGCAGAACTCGACGAAGCGCAGAGCATCATCAATGATTACCGCGCAGAGCGTGGCTTGGCCCGTGCTGCACCAGCTGCGCGCGTTGAGGCTCCGACTGTGGAGTCAGAGGCTATCGAGCAGGCGCGTCTGCAGAATGAAGAGCTAGCTCGTCAGGATGCTACCGCTGAGGCAGAGCGTGCAGCAGCTGAGCGCTCTCGTCTGGAACGTGAGAGCGCCCTTGAGACTGCCTCGCTCATCGGTCAGGGTTCTCCGATCCGGCAGGCGCAGACCGAGCGGCAGCAGCTCTTTGACACGATCATCAATGATGACACGATTGAGAACCCAGCTGGTACATTCCGTCAAGCGTTGGCCGAGCGTGGCTATCCGAACACAGAGCTGAATGAAGCTGAGCGCCGTCAGGTTCAGGCGCGTCGCGCATTCACGCAGGCCCCCGCTGTGGCCGAAGAAGAAGTCCCAGCAGCGCTTCCACCTGCTCCGCCTGAAGAGGTTGCTGGGGCACCTGCTCCGGTGGTGGAAGAGCCGGGCGTCGCGGCTGTTCCTCTGGGTGAGGAGATTGTGTCAGCCCCGACCATTCCGCCTCTTGCAGCCGCTGCTGAAGTTGAGGGTGACCAGACTGATCTAGCTGCGCGTCAGCTTGATATCGCTCGCGACACTGGCAGCTCTAATGCAATTCTTGCTGAGGTCGCTGCCGGAGAGGGTGAGTTGGCAGATATCGCGGCTCGCCTCCTAAAGGTTGCTCAGGATTTCCCGGTTCAGGTTCTAAGCCAAGAAGACTTTGATGCGCGCTTCCCCGATGAAGCGGGTGCACAGGGTGTTTGGAACCCAGCGGATGATACGATCTATCTATCGGATGATATGTCGATTGATCACGTTCCGGTTCATGAGATCGTGCATGGCATCTTGCAGCAGCACATCGAGGGCAACACGGAAGAAGGCCGCGAGCTTCTGCAAATCTATAATGATTTCAAGGCCTTAGCGCCTGACTCGGAAAGTTATGGGTTCACTAACGCTCAGGAGTTTATGGCTGAAGCTCTAGGCAGCCGCCAGTTCCGCGCTGAGATCAGGAGTCTGACGCCAGAGCAGGGTGCTCCATCCATACTTGAGCGCCTGAAAGCGTTGTTCCGCAAGGTTGTTGGCCGCATATTCAAGGGTAATCGAGCTGATGTGGCAGCTGTAACCGATTATATTGAGCGCATCATTCTCCTGACGGAAGCAGCGGCGCGCAAGACAGCGCCTAAGGTCACTGAAGAGCGTCTGCCTATCTACGCTGGCCGTAGCATTGCGCGCGCAAGAGTGCTTGGTGGTGCGGTAGAGGCGAAGATTATCCGCCAAAACCTTGAAGCCGCTGAGGAAATGGAAGTATCTGGCGCGAGCAGTGACGAGATCCGCGTCGCCACAGGCTGGGAGCGCAATCCATATGATAATGAATGGCGCTATATTCAAGCCGATGACATGGCGAGTGAGACTGCGCTCCTCGAGGACTTCGTAAGGAATTACGACTCGGCCAGCGACGCTTACCTAATGACGCTCAACGGCGATGGTTCGTTCGATCTTCAGGATCTGATGCGTCATAGCGAACTCTACAGCATCTATCCCGATGCACGGAACATTCATGTTTTCCTGCGGAAGTCTGGCGGCGGAGAACTTCAAGGCTCATTCGATCCGAGTGATAAATCGATTGATCTGTATGCAGATGCTCTCGATCCACTCGGAACCCTGCTTCATGAGGTTCAGCACTGGGTGCAGGACAAAGAAGGCTTCGCTTTTGGGTCCAGCCCTTCAACCGTTTGGGACGCGCTGACTGATGATCAGAAACGCTTTGAGGCCAATAACGCAGTCGATGTTCTCAACTCTGATCTCGACGATCTAGCTCAGGTTCTTGATGTAATCTCATACCTGAACAGCGATCCTGATTTCAGGATGGCGGTTGAAGACGGTACGGCTATTCAAGACCTTGAGGGCTTCTTCGAGCAGGCGTTCACCGATGGCGTGATTGTCGATGACCGCATCTACGGGCTAGTGCAGGAGCGTCTTGAGGATATCGTTACTGATCAGGCCGCGAATGGCCTTAGAGATCCTAGCCTGACAACTGAAAATGTTCAGGATGAATTGGCGAGCGTTAGCAACGAGATCAATGAGAAGACGCGGCTCATCGAGGACATCAAGGATGGCGACCCGACAGAAGAGGGTAGCCCTTCTGAGGAAGCTGCACGCACTGCGTTTGAGGATCACACGCGGCGCAATGTTATTCGTTACATTGACACGGCTGGCGAGATTGAGGCGCGTGATGTGTCATCGCAACGCCGCAAGAGGTCTGAAGAGCTTCGCGCCACTGGAATGCTCAAGTCTGAAAAGGCTCCAAGACCCGGAGCTGTCGTCGTTTCCCGCCGTGCCGAAGGCCCGTCTGCATCCATCGCTCCGCAGCCGAACGTACCAGCTGAGCCCGAGCCTGCTAAGATGAGCCGCTTGCGTGAGCTTTATAACCGCATTCGGATCGGTAAGGCGTGGAACAATATCGGCAGCCAGTTCTCTGGCGCACGCGCTGCTGACCAGTGGCTTGCTCGCTCGCTCGGCTTGAAGAAGATGCCTGAATCTGACTCGTTCTATTCTGCCTTCGAGACTTTCCTCTCGAAGAAGAACGGGATGCTTCAGCGCCTGCGCTTAGACTATGTTGACCCGCTGACTGACGCCATCTCTGATGCGATCAAGAACGGCGTGACCCTCGACATGCTGAACGATTACATTCAGGCGCGTGGTGCGGCTGAGCGCAACGCTGCCATCGCTCAGATCAATAAGGACATGCCGGACGGTGGCTCTGGTATCACTGATGCGCGGGCTGAAGAGATGCTTCTCGAGCTAGAGCTCTCGGGTAAGATGCGCGACATCCTCCGGGTGGCGAAGCTTCACGACCGCCTGCGTGATCGCACGCAACAAATCATGGTCGATAGCGGGCTGGTATCTGCTGAGACGATGGCGGATTGGAAGAAAAAGTATCCGAACTATACGCCTTACAAGGGGTGGGCACCGGCTGGCGACATGACTGTCGATGGGCAGGAAGATCCGCACGCGGACTACGGTGCGTATGAGGGCGGCCAGCCTATCTATAGCCGTGTCGCAGGGACGCGCGCGAAGCCTGTAAAGAAGGCGAAGGGCCGCTCATCGCAAGCTGCGAACTCGATCTATAACATGATCGCTGACGCTGAGATGTTCCTCGAGATGGGGCAGCGCAACGAGATCTCGCTCAAGTTTGAAGAGGCTTACCAGAAAGATCCGGCTGCGTTCGAAGGCTTGATGAAAGTCTACGACGAGAAGCATCCGAAGATCATCAAGGGTAAGGCCCAGAAGATTACGGACGAGAAGGCTTATAAGCAGGCCGTGCGTGGCTTCAAGAAGGGCAAGCCCTTCATCATGGAGATGGCACCCAACGAGGAAGGTAATGCTGTCTATCGCGCCTTCCAGAACCTGAATGCGGTCCAGCTCTGGGGCTGGGTGCAGAAGTTCTTGGGCATCATGTCCGTCATGCGTGGGGTTCACACCCGCTTTAACGCTGCGTTCTGGCCGCGTGAGTTCCTGCGCAGTGTATCTGACGCAGCGGGCAATGTGTTCGCTGAGCGTGGCCGCAAGAACAGCGCTGCCTATGGGAAGAAGGCGGCTATGAAGACGTGGGCATACTCATGGGATCCAACCGTGATGGCCGGCGTCTTCTCCCATCTTGTGAACCGGACACCGGAGAACGAGCGCGTCTCCTTTATCAAGATGCTCACCGATGAAATGGTTGAGAACGGGGGCGCTGCTGGTCAGGAGTTTGCTCAGCGCGCCGAGCGCGTGGCGGCCCGGATGGAATCTGAACTCAAGCGCCTGACCGCCACTGGCGTGAAGGCTGGTTACTTCGAGACCAAGGAAGGTCTGAGGAAGCTGATGGGTGCGGTTGACGGGATCAATGACTTCGTCGATCTAGTCCCCCGTGTGGCTGCTTATAAGGCGCTCACCGAGGCTGGCCTCACGCCGCAGCAGGCAGCACCTATCGCTCTGCGCAGCACGCTCGATCTCACCAAGCGTGGCCGCTTCGGTCAGGTGATCGATGGCATCTTTTGGTGGACGACGCCGTCGTTGACGAACCTGACCAACAAGATCAGCAAGCTAGACAGCTCGACCTATCGCAAGCTACTCGTGGGTCAGCTCGCGATTGGCTTCGGCCTTGGCATGTTGAACGTGATGAACGCGCCTGACAGTGACGACGATGGCGAAGACGACTATAGCCAGATGCCTGAGTGGCGGAAGCTTGCATACCTGCACGTCTATTATAGCCCAGATGAGAAGCCGTTCACGCTTCCAGTCGGGTTCCTGTTTATGTTCGAACGGTATGTCGGCGGCAAGATGGCGGAAGTCCTGATGGGCAAGACATCAGATGGCAAGGCTGCTGTCGATGTCATGACCGCGGCGCAGCAGATTGGCACAGCCTTCCTGTCGTCGCTCTCTCCTGTCGTCCGCAGCACTGAGGCTCGCACAATTGTGCCGAGCAGCATCGCGCCGATGTACGATCTCGCTGTCAACGAAAGCTTCTTCAAGGCTCCGATCTACATGGAGTCGAAGTTCAATGAAGAGGAAGCCAAGGCATCTCGTGCCAAGCCAAGCACGCCGGAGTTCTATAAGTTCATCGCGCGTCAGATTCAGGAGCGGACAGGAGGGTATGGCCGGATCGCCGGTGACCTCGACGTTTCTCCAGACCAACTCAAATACTTCGTTGATCAGTACACTGGTGGCGTAGGCCGTCTGGTTGGTGGCGCTGCGAACGCAGATACTGAGGCTCTGAAGAAACTCAATCCGTTCTACTTCGATCCGAAGCTGACTGAGTACTCACCGATGAGCCGTTTCTATGAGCGCGATGGTGAGATGAAGAACGCCGTCGCTGCGAAGAAGCTGGATGAAGAAGGCGATAGCACGGAGCTGGAGTTCTTGGAGAACACCAAGCCATACACAGTGGATGATACTGTGATAGAGGCTTACAAGACGGCTGAGAATGATCTGAAAGAGCTGCGCAAGGAAGACATTCCGTTCGAGGAATATAACAAGCGCCGGCTCGAGATCATGGCTGAGTTCAACAAAGAATATAACAGGGCAAAGGGGGAGCGCTAAGCTCCCCCACCCCAACTGTTAAAAGGGAACTTCGTCGTTCAGGTCACGGGGCTGAGGCTGGTAAGCGTTAGCCTTAGCCTGTGAGTGCTGGACCTGAGCAGGCGACGGCTGCTGCTGTCCTTCCTGACGCGGCTCATACATCGAGACGATGATGCTCTCACGGCCTTCGTTGCCACCGACACCAGCCGGGTTGAACGTGCGGTCGAGCAGGATGTACGGACCCTTGTCGCTTTCCATCACGACACCGACGTTCTTGAACCGGCCCTTAGTCTGGCCCTGCCCATCTGTGTACTCGCCTACCTTGACGACGAGATCATACTTCTTAGCCATTAGCTTTCTCCTTAGTTAAACAGGTCTTTAAGTGGTTTGATAGCACGTGGTGCAATCATCTCTGCCTCATCGAGGTGGTCGGCATGGATCGATAGCCACTCACTGCGTCGATCTGGGCCCAGCTCAGAGACGATCTCATAGGCTGCGTATGCCCACGTCTCCCAGTCTACAACACCGTCAGCATCCTCCGTTGGGTGCAGCTCCTCGATAGTATCTTCCACGACTGGCTCTGGCTTGGGCTTACGGGCAACCTTCGCCTCGAGTGTGTTGATCTGCTTCTCGGCTGGGGCTGTGTTCACCTCTGTGATGTCAGCGACAGTGTCGTCAAAGGCGTCGGCTTCAACGATACCATCAGCCTCATTGTCAGCCTGCACTGCACGCATCGCCTCAGTGGACAGCGGCATGTACTTGCTGGCCCGACGCACCACAGTCTTGCGCCACATCTCTGCCTCGTCCGTCTTCCAAGGTCCGACGATGTTACCGTCCTTGGTCTTGGCAGAAGAACGATCACGGATAGCAAGGATCTGTTCCTTGTTCATGATCTCGAACTGGGTCTCGCCGTTCTTTAGCTTCCACACGCAGTACGCACCGACCATGTCGCCACGATTGGCAAGCCCGTGCTTGTGGATGATGCGCGGCTCGATGCCTTCCTCGACCTCGAACGTATCGTTGGCGTGGACCAGACGGCTCTCGATCTTCAGAACCTCACCGGCCTGCAGGGCAAGCTTCATCAGTCCCTTATAGCGGGGACGGAACTGCGCTTCGTTGCGCTTGGTCTTGCCGTTCCAGACCTTGAGGATGTCAGCCTCGGCCATGTTCTTGTTGAGGGACAGGCCCAGCTCAGCTGCGCTCAGACACGCCTTGAGCAGGGATGAGCGGTCACATTCGAGCAGGTCCATGTTGTCTGCGACAGCGGCCACGACGACAGCTTGGAACTTATCCACGCCCATAGTCGATGGCAGTAGCTTACGCAGGTGGTCCTCACGAACCGAAAGCTCCTGCTTAAAGCGATCCATCGGCTTGACTGGAGCGATGGCGTTATCGGTTTGCATTTCTAATTTCCTCTTCGAGATCTTCAATCATCAGTTCGACGGCGCGCTCGACAGCTGAGCGGATGCTCGGCTTCAACGGGTGCCGACTGATTACTTCTTTCATGCGAGCAAGAAGCTCGCGGTCCACTCTGATCATTGCGTCATTCATTAGCTGATACTCACTCGGGTATAACCTGACCGCTTACCGGTAAGGGTGCCGACCATTTCTTGTGTGATAACCTTGCCGGGATTGTCGGCGACGGTGCTGATCGACATCTTATGCTCACCGCACTTAACGACAGCCTTGTCCTGAGATGTGTTCATGCGCTCGAGCTTCTCCCGAACCTTGACTAGGATCATGGCCTTGGCCTCATCAGCGCGGGCGCTGGCCGCCTTCTCGTCTTCCTTGGCAGTCTTATAGTCCAAGAAGAGCAGGGCATCGCCCTCATCCAGCATAACCTCGCTCTTGGGCAGCGTGCCCATCAGCTTGGTCAGGGCCTCCACGTCCTTCTCGAAGTCCACCTCAGGCTCTTCACCCTTGGCGATGCTGTCCCAGAACGCAGTAATCTCAGCCTTGATGGCGTCGATGATGTTATCATTGCGTGGGATCTTCATGCGGCGTGGCTCGTCATCGATCAGTGCAACCAGCCATGCGTGGTCAGACGATGTGCAAGCAAGCTGATGCTGCACCTGAAGGATGTAATTCTCAGGGGCTTGGGTGATCTCATCGCCGGTATACTGCCAGCCGTGACCGCGAGCAGACCACTTGATCTCCACTGGCGCGCCGTCTGCTGTGATGTAATCGAACGAAGCGCCCATGCCCGGGCAATCATCGACTGTGAAATAGTCGTTGACCTTAGAGACATCCATCGACCAGCGATGCGCCGCCCAGTTGGCGATGCCGCTCTCGAGGAACGTGCCTGCCTGCACAGCTTTGTTGTCCGACAGATCTTCAGGGGCGATCTTGCCCGTCTTCTCCATCCACAATTGCCAGCGGGACGTGAAGGGCGACAGCCCGAACAGGGCGGCCACGTCACTTCCGCCGATGTGTTTGGCACGCAGCTCGTGCCAGTGCGCTTCGTCACGCACAGAAATAATTGCCATGTTATATGTCTCCGGTCTTTATGCTTTGTTATTTTTTATATGTAACGACGATCTCTTCCTCAAACGGGGTGGGCTTGTATGCCTCATCTCCACCGTGCGCTACTGTATAGCCGTGCAGCTCAAGTTCGTCCGCAATGATTTTCAAAAGAGTGGTTTTGCCAGAGCCGGCTGTCCCAGCGACTGAAATCTTTAAAGCTTCCATGTCCATTGTATCTCCTTATGTCCTGCCGTGTCACTTAACGACAGCATTATGTATACAGCTTGTCACAATTGAATGTCAAGCCCACGAAAAACATCCTCCACTGAGCGCGCAAGAATGTAGATTCCTCCCCGCTTTTCCCACGCATTCTGCCATGCAACCTGCGCGGTTCTCTGCTTTCCCTTCTCGGTCTTCACCTCAATGGCGAAGGCGCGACCCGGTTTAATTACACCAAGCAGGTCAGGTGTCCCCTCTGGTGCCGACTGGATAACGCGCGGCCCACCATCCAGCGGACGGAACTTGCCCACGTTAATACGGAACAGCATGATGTCATCCCGCTGGCCCAGAGCTAGACGAATGTTCTGCTGGATCGCCGCTTCGCTACTCACTGCATCGTCTCCCCGTGTATGTTCTCCATCGACTCGCCGATGAAGTCCAATGCCAGCTTAACTGCGCTCATGCCGATGAGAGCGTTGAACTCTTCGCCTTTATCTCGCTGTTCCTTTTCCCAATCCATCATGGTTATACTGATGGCGCTGACCACTCGCTTAACCAGCTCGGTCGGAACACTCACCTCGACATAGTCGCCTGCGTCTTCCCAATCGTCGCGTTCCATATCTTAGATCTCTCCTCTACCGTTAGGCCGTTCGTCGTTACGCTACCGTTAGCAGATCGTATCTTAGCCAGACGTGCTGACTCTTGGCCACAGATAACATTGAACGCCCACTTATCGGGGTGTGCATACCCCCTGCTCCTTCCGATACCACGCAACACCTGAAAGCGGCGGCTCAGATCGACCACCTGAGATGCACGCTGAGCATCCTCTGGGCGGCTGATCTGGACAAGCTCGCCATCACGCTGCTCGATCTTGCGAGACTTAATCTTATAGACATGCCCGCACTTAGGGCAGGCGGGCGATGGCCTGTGCATTGCGAAACATGCAGGGCATGTACGCACGACGGCCACTACCTCACCACCCTTACTCTTGCGCGCCTTGTCTGCAGTCAGCTGCCAGTCACGGTACTCATCGATGAACCCATGCATTGCTGTGTTGCCGCAGTGATCGAGCACGATTGTCTTTTCCTTGCCCGGGCTAGGGCGGATCGCACGCCCCACCTGCTGGAGATACATGGACAAGCTCTTGGTCGGACGCAGCAGGATAGCAACCTCGATGGCCGGCAGATCAAAGCCTTCGCTGATCAGGTCGCAGCTGGTCAGGACTTGGATCTCTCCGCGCCCAAACTTATCCAGCACAGAGTCCCTCTCCTTGTCATCCATCGCGCCGTCTACATGGCTGGCTGAATACCCTGCCAGTCTGAAGTCCTCGGCCACATCCTTAGCGTGCTTCACGCTGACGCAGAACGCCACCGCCCTACGCCCATCTGCTAACTTGCTATAGTGGGACACCGCACTGCCCGTGATGGACGGCCTGTCCATCGTCTCTTCCAAGTCCTTCGTGACGTAGTCACCCATGCGAGTGCGCGCCTTGCTCAGGTCTGGCTTGCTTGGTGCATACACCTCAGCCGGTGACAGATACCCCTGCTCGGTCAGCTCAGCCACCGTAGGGCCCATAACCATGTCATCGAATAGGAGACCCAGCCCCTTGCCATCAAGGCGCTCAGGCGTGGCTGTGACGCCCAATACGCGGGCATTGGGGAATGCCTTCACCACCTTGCCCCATGTGGAGTCAGGCGTGAAGTGATGAGCCTCATCTCCGATGATCAGATCAGGGGCAGGAAACTTAGCCAGTCGCCGGGCAAGCGTGAAAACGGATGCGACCACGACATTGGATCGTGGCAGTCCCATTGTCCCTGCTGCGAGGATCGAATGCTTGACCCCGACACCCTTCAAGGCACCGCTGATCTGCTTCAGCAGCTCACGCCTGTGTGCGATGATGACGATACGCTTGTTGTTGCGCGCCATGCCCGCTGAGATGTAGCTGAACATCAGTGTCTTACCACTACCTGTTGGGCTAACCAGAAGCGTGCGCCGGTGCCCTGTGCGAAAGCTATCGCGCACAGCCTCGATGGCACGCTCCTGATAATCCCTAAGCTGAACCACGGGTGTAACCTTTCGACCGTGCATTCGCCAGCTTTCCCACTGTGACTGGTTCTATTTTGTATTTGGCAGCCAGATCGATGACGGCCTGCCAGATTTCATCCGCCTCCCTCGGGGTGATCGCTTTGCCTTTACTCATGAGATCCACTTACGCTTTCTTAGTTCACGTTCGATCAGCTTCTCGGCTTCAAGTATATCAACGCCATAGGCCCTGATCAGATCGGTAGCCTTCGCTTCCTTGAGGCGAGCGTCAGTCCACTGCCCCACCATGATCTCAGCCATCGAAAAATTATGGCTAGGCCCCATTCGCTTCTTAGATTTAACCATTGTCTGATGTCCTTTCGATGATCGGCCACTCGGTAATCGGCAGATAGATTGCTCGACTCACGCCGCCTCTGAAGCGCAGTGAATTGTCGCCTGCCTTACATGCCGGGTTGCGCTTAAGAACCTGCTGCCATCCGTTGGCGTAGTTTGAAGACAGCATAACTTTCTTCAGTGACTCGACGTTAGTCCCGATCCAGATGCCGAGCTTGCTGTCATCAATCTTCAGGCCGTAACGTGACAGAGTTTCAATTGCCTTGACCGGGTACATGTCTGGATCAGGTTGCGGATGGAGAAGATTATAAATGATCTCACCAATCGCTCGATCCTGTAAACCGTTGCGTGTCTCCACCCTTTGAAGGATGTAACCACAAATGTGGTGAAGCAGGGCAAGGTCTTCACGCACGGTCTTAACCGACGTGAACTCTGTCCAGTCATACGCCTCCAGATATTTCTCGCACGCCTTGCGGGTGATCACGTTGCGTGAGCTGAGACTGTATGCCCCAGCCAACAACGTGCCCAGCTGGTCACCGACCCGTCGGTTGGCCATAGATGTGGCGATGATTTCCTTGAACGTCTCGATGTTCTTTCTCAGCGCCCAGATATTATTCATCTGCCGGGACAGCAGGCGCTGCGGCATGTCGGGTCTGATGTTGTCGATGCAGTTCTGAATCTTCTTAAAGTTTTCCTCATTCTCTTTCATCTCAGTCAGGCTGAAAGAATCTGTCGGCTTAAGCGTGAGCACAGCTGTTCGTGTAAGGTCAGCGGCTTCGGTCAGGCCAACGCCAATCGACGACAGCAAGAACGAAGAGCGAATCGTGAAAGCTTTACCCTCATGGTTAGCGCCACCCTTTAAGATCGAGCCGCGCGTATCCGATGACGACTGACGCATGAGCTGGATGATCGCATGTCTGCGTGCGTCGTTGTGCTTGTCATCCTCCACCTCATCAAAGATGATGGGCCGCGCATCGCTATCGATAGCCTGACGCAAGCCAGCCTCTGTCGTTGCGCCCAGACCATAGACCGCAATCTTCCCGAACATCGCACCGATTAGCTTGTCTACCACCAGAGATTTACCCGAGCCTTGGTTGCCCGTGACCCATGCGTGCGTGCGCCAAGGCAGTGCGCCGCACACGATAGCGGTTGCTACCCACCCAGCCAGCAGGTCTGCGTGGACAGGGGATTGCCAGCGCAAAAGCTTCAGTGCCTCACGGATCTCCAGCCCTTCCTCATCTGTGGCTTGTGTCATGTAATCGACCGACTCGTCCTCAGATTTAAGCAACGGCCTGCTGCTCAGGTAATACCAGCGAGACTTGAGCCGCGCGAAGGGAACGCTTCGTGTCTGCTGGTTCTCACGGGTGACCAATAGATTGTCACCGCTGTGCAGGATGACCCGGTCAACCCCCTTGGAATCCTTGTCGATCCACACACCACGTCCGCGAATGCGTTCAGGATCATAGACCCCGGCATCGATGCAGCTATCCATAACCTTCGCACCAATGTCGACCCAGTTCACCTTGCCCTTGGTGACATCCATCACCTCGCGCCAATAGTCTTCGCTGCTCACAACCTCCTTGATCCCAGTCTCTGACATCAGGCGCACAGCTGTCGCCTTGTAGATCTGCTGCGCCTTCTCGTTCATGTAGTAATAGATCTGATTGTCGTACCCAATCGGACGCCACTTGCGATTACCCGCAACGTCAGGATCACTGCCCTCGATATCAATCTTAGGTTCGCCCTCTGGCCCCGGCTTTACCAGCTCTTGAATGATATCCGCATCACGCAAGCCACGCTTCAGCAGCTGCGTGATCATCGTCTTCGTTACCTTGGGAGGTAGATCGTCAGCCAAGTCCCAGCCATCAGGGAACGACGGCGGCACGCTGATCAGTCCCGATGGCACGCTCTTGCTAGATAGGATCTTACGGATCAGGTCGCCGGCCATCATGCCCGGGCTGTCATTGTCCGGCCAGATCACACACTTATGATCGGCCAGCGCAGCCCAATCAGCCTTCTCGACAGCGTTCGCACCACCCTGCCACGTCGTTACGACCCAGCCGTCAGGCACATAACCCTGCGCTGCAATCGCAGCCTTCTCCCCCTCGACGATAAGCACCGGGGCGATGGGCGATGCTGCCAGTATGTCTGTGTTGTAGAGCGGGCGGTTGTCACCGAACCCTGATGTCACATGCTCCTTGCCGTTCCATACGATGGGCCTGATCTGCTTGCGCTGACCATCTGGATTCCAGCGGGCAACGGCACCGAACGCAGATCCATCAGCCATGCGGTAAATCCAGATAGCTTCCGGATCGCCGAGCTGACTGTGCAATCCCTTCGGGATAACGACAGGCTCAGGCATGGGCGTGACGATTGTTTCTGTCTTGGTTACGTCGATTGCCTCGACCTTGGTGAGGTCAATCTTATTCATGATCCATCCCCAACATCTCAGCGAATCCTTTGATTGTTTCAGCGAGAGACCCGCCGAATAACTTCATCGATAGATCAAGCATGTCGCCCTTCTCGAGCGTGGTGAAATCCTGCCAGCGCCCTGTCGATAGCGACACACCCAATGACGGGTTGCGATCCTCACGCCAAGGCGTGCACGCAAGCCACCATCCTCCCTGCTTCTTTCCATTCGGCAACCAAGCACGGCACAGCACCTCGATGTGGGATGCGTGCAAACGATCCTTGATATCCTGAATGGAAATTGACCGGGAGTGTGACGGTCGTCGAGGGCGCGGAAAGGTGTCGCTGCCTGTCGAGACTCCGTGGTTTTTAGGCGAGCCTTGGACATCGCCACGGTTCCCGGTCATGCTGTTTTACCCCAGCAAAAAGGCACGGTCAAATTTCTGAACATCATGCACCTCTCTCATCTACTGCCGTCACAGCAGGGTGTTGATCATGGGCCGACGAATCAGCCTCTGTCAACAGGGGGGAAAAAGATTTCTCAGATCAAAGTGAACTGCGAAATGGCGATATGGACGACGCTCTCAATATCTTGTGCGTCGCCTCTGTCAGTACGCCCACCAGTAGATATTTGATGGGGGCAAGGAATTTTTACATAGCCTGTCGTGTCAGCCCATGAAACCAACAGGATCGGAGTCAGTCCGTAATGCTCCCATGAGGCGAGCCCAGCATACTTATGCTGAGACAGCATGTAAGTATCGTATGCTAACCTATTGTTAGTGCGACACTTTATTTCCACCACAGCCTTAGCCATCCGGTTACGCACCATGATGAAGTCTGCATGAGCCTCGATGGGTAGCTTGACCGGGACCGAATCAGTCAGCGCGCCGAAGCGCCGAGCCAGATCCATTTCCCGGTCTAAGTCTTCCTTGGTTTCATACAGCGGACGCATCAGTCCCGCTTGAGTGTACGCATGGACTTCACGAACCGCCCCGTCTTGGGGTCACGGTCCACGAGCGTGTTGTATTCTTCCTGCAGTTCCTCAAGCTTGCGCTTCATGCCGGCGCTGCCAACCATGAAACCAATCACGCCACCCGATACAAACAGGGCCATCCCTGAAATAATAACATCAATCATTTCATACCCTCCAGAAATAGGCGCAGTTCTACAGGCATCTCAGGGTGCGCCTCCTTGCCCCGAGCTGGTAGGAATTTCTTGAGATAGCTGGCGGGGATCTTGTTGCCGCCGTGCCAAGGGGGCTTAGTCATTCCTCGCTCCTCCATACCCAGCGCGCCACCCGCAGGTCAGTCGGCCAGCCCGTGTCCTCCGTGAAGCTGCGCTCCTCGAACAACAGCATGTTCGTCGGCCTGATCAGCAGGCGATTGTCCTCCGTCTGCATGAACATGAACTCCTTGCTCTGCTCAGGCTCGGCGCTGAACCCATCGCCACGGGGGCAGGCTGTAAAGAGATACCGCGCACGCTTCTCCGTGCCGTCATAGCGTGCCTTCAGATCCGCGAGATACTGATACTGAACCACGTCAAACTCATGGCCGTAGCAATCCCAGACCTGTGCATTCCGAAGACCCCAAGTTTCTTTTACCTGCGGGGCAAACGAAATCGCATGGGGCGGCAGGTTCCGATAGACAGCGCCGCACTCCAGCATGACGTGACATCCCCACGCACGGCCCGGCTCACTGCGTATGGCGAACCATACGGCAGGCTCGAACAGATCAACCGGGCACCCCTCACGGACCAGTGAACTCCAGACCCAGACGTACTGGTGCAGGGGAATATCCTTGCTGCTCATTCCCTCTCTCCCAGTGCTGCGCGGGCGATGGATTGCGCTTCACAAGCAGCGTCACAGCCCTGCGTCATCGTGTTCCATTTGCGGTCGCGGATCGTTGTCAACGCCTCACGCAGCCGCTCAATCTCTGCCGCTTGGGCTTCGATGCGGTCAGCGGCTACCTGCATTGTCTCCCACATACCCAGCATATGAGTCCGCGCTTCAGCAAGATCATAGTCATAGGAATCCCCATCCTGTTCAAGCCACGACGCAACCTCAGGCGTATCCTCAAACACCGTCCGAATCCGTTTCACCAGACCGTCAGTCATCTCATCCCCTCCGCAATCGCACCACGCCCGCAGATCGCCGCACCTCACGACTGCACATGCGGGGTGGTGCGTGCTAGTCATCAGCCTTCGATGCTCAACGGGCAGAGCGAAACGCCCACGTTCAGCACGGTGCCGTTCTGATAGCGGCAGAAACGCTGACCGCGATCAATCCATTGCGATGACAGGAAATACGTCATCGCATATGCAGCGGTCGGTGCCACTGCTGCAGCCAACGCGACTGCGATAATCAACTTCTTCATTTCACTTCTCCTTCTTCTTGATCTTCACCTTCACCGCCCCTCGGGCGTATCTCTCGAACTCATCCAGCTCTTCCTGCGTCATGGGCCGATAGACTTTCTTCGTCAGGTATATCGCAGCCGCCAGCTTCATCGATCCCTCAATCAGGCTGTCAAATTCTGTCGACTGCCTCGGATATAACCGAGCCGCAGCCTGTGACTGAAGCTTCGATGGCTTGTCGTACTTGCGTTCAGCTGTCCCTCTGATCATATCAAATCCACCGCCTTGAATTCGCCTGCCGTGAGTATCTCGATTGCAATCGCACGCTCCGCAGGTATCGATCCCCGGCGTACCCAATGCGACACCGCACTGCGAGACACACCAAGTGCACGCGCCATCTCAACCTGCGTTCCGAAATGCAGCGTCAGCTCTGCAAACTTTACTGCATTCATGCTGCTACCTTCGCCTTCGCACCAGCGTTCCGCTTCTTAGGTGACGCTGGCACGATCTGAGCGGGTAGGTAGCTGGACACGACAACCCAGTCGCCCTCCGCCTTCACTGTGCGCTCGATCACGATTGGCTCAAGCCCCCTCAGGGCCAGATAATCTCTGTAACTTTTCATCCCACGATCTCCAGTATCTCAGGCTTGTCCGTGCAGTCGCAGACCACCTCGTCAGCGTCGTTGCCGTAGACGAAATAGATCGTGCCGATCTTCTGCATCGATGCGTTCTCAACGTGCAGCCACTCTTCATCGCAGTGCCCCAGACTGTCGAGCACCTCCTCCGCATCGTCGCTGTGCAGCACAGGGAATTCCTCCCCGTCGAACACCGTCAGCAGATAGCCACTGTCCACAGCACGGGCCACGATCCGGGCCACCTCGAACCGCTCTTCGTATGTCATGATGCCACCCCATCCTTATACAGGATCGCCTCGACCTGCTCATCAGGCCACCGATTATCCAGTACACGATACGTCTGCCCGTCCGCCTCGCTCAGAGCGCGCGCCGCTTCCATTGCGTGCGCACCATACTCGAACTTCGCGACCGGCCACCAGCGATGCTGGATGCTATCCATTACTTCGACTTCGATTTTCATGATTACCTCTCCTCGTGCCGTCACAGCACATCTAATCGATCACATTGTTAACCCGGTGTCAACCACCATAGTGCTTCGCGATATCGGCGAGCATCTCATCCACCATATCCAGCGCCAGCTGGTGCTGCTCTCTCACCTGCTTCTCGGTCACGCGCGTGCCCCAGCTTACCATGCGCCGGCCATAATCCGTGCGTGCCTGATGCACCTCTGCACGATAGCCGTTCTCCTGCTTGACGTGGTGCACCAAACCCGTCGTGCATAGCGAACCATCCAACGCCTTCGCTGTTGTGATGCGCAGGATACGCCCGTCCCCCAGATCGATGCGTGTGTTGCCCTGCCAGCCAGCCTTGGTCTTCGCGATACTCGTGTTCATTACATAGCAACCTTCGGTTTGTTCTTGCTGCCCGGTGGGCGGCCACGTTTCTTCGGCTCAGGCTTCGGGCCAACGCCATCCTTACGTCCCTTCGGGCGGCCAACTTTCTTGGGCTCGGCCATCGCCTTCCTCACGCCAAGCTCAACCACCGCCACACTGATCGATCTATCAGATGCTGTGTCCCAGTCCAGCCAAACAGCCAGATCAAACAGCTTTCCTGCAATCCATTTACGCATATTCTTTCTCCAATTCCGTCACCCAATCAACGCCGCTCATCATCGTCGCCTCAATGCCAAGGCACTTGCCCTCGACAATCGTCATCTCCTCATCAACCGTCGTGTCAAACGCCAGCACCTTCTGCTTCGCAGCGTCGGCGCCGTCCGCCTCGACCGTGATGTAATATCGGGTCAGGATAGTCTCCTCCCGTGTGAATGCCACCTCATACTTTGCCATCTCAAATCCCCTTCAGTTTCGGATAGATGTTAGGCGGCTCGCGCCGCTGATAGAAACGCAGCACGTCCATCGCGTTGCCGTAGTCATCCCATAGGGACTGATCGATATCCCTGCTGAAATCCCCGCTCACGTTCTGATCGACCGACTCCACGAAATTATCGAGCGCATCTAGCAATTCCCTCGCGTCGTCACCCGTCAGGCGATCAGGATCTTCCAGATGCATGGCTTGCAGGATGTCATCCTTGCTGATCGACTTCAGCAAATCCGCCAGCTTTACCCGTGCGTCCAGCTCGTCGTTCGCCATGATGCCAAAGCCCAGCGTGAATTCAAAATGCTTCATCACAATGCCCCCTGTATCAGCCGCTTGATAGCTGCGTTGTTCTCCGCCAGCTTCTCGATCTCCAGCAATGCCGTTGCCATCATGTTGTTCTGCTCGCACGCCCTATCATACAGGTGCGCCAGCCGGACTAACTCCTCACGCGCTGCGTCCGCACCATCGCTTGGCCCTGCCTCAATCGCTGCACAATATATGCGCACCGCTGCCTCCCATGATGGGGGTGCTCCGAAATATCCTGTCATGCTGCAATCCTTTCATTCGCATAGCGTTTCCCTGCACCATGCGGTGCAATCTGTATCGACACGGGAGCCTTGCTCGTGCTGCCCATGCATAGCTTGCAAGAGATGCACTGCGTCCGCTTCCCTGCCTCTTCACTCGCAGGGCAATTCACCTCACGCCCCGGCATAGCAACAGCCCCGACACGGAACGTCCGGAATCCACGCAGCCATGCAGCCCGGGTATCCCCTACGGAATCCGCCGACGCCATCACCAGCCGCGCCCATCCAGCGTCTGCCGTGCGCCACTGGTGGGTGTATCCCGTCCAGCCTTCGGCCTTCGCAATGAGCGTCTCCCATAGGGCCAGCGGTGCCGCTGCCGGGTCGCCATAGGTGCCAATCCGCACCATCTTTCCAGCGATAATGTCCGCCACGTCAGCCGCTGTCGCTGCCGGATAGACGCCTCGCAGATACGAACGATACACATTCGACGGGCCATGCGCCAACGTCACATAGCATGAGCGTCCCTTGCCTGTGCCGTCACCACGATGCACGCAATCGCCACATATCGCACGGTCAGCACCCGTCCGCACCGCCTCGACGGGATGCATATCGGGGCGAATGATATACGTCTGCACCATCTTGCCTGTCTTGGTATTGCGGGAGCCAGCCAGCCCCGTCACCACGACAATGATACGCTCCCCATCAAGCATGGACGGGCCGTCATAGATTACATAGCCTGCAGTCATATCGGAAACCTTTCGATTCAGCGTGCCGTCACAGCACCCATTTATAATCAGCCAGTGTTAACCCCTTGTCAACACCTATTCTTCTCTCGCAAAAAGCCGTGTCTTTTCAATGGCTTGCGCTGCAATCTTATCAATCCGTGACGGATCAATCGCGCCATGCTCCCCGAAAAATTCACGCCCGACAATCTCCCAATCTCCGCCGATTAGATACGTCCCGTTGTCCCCGTTGTCATAGTCCAGATCGCGCACCCGCCCGATGCCGATGCTCGTGCTGCCGCCAAAGTAATTCGCGATCACCTGCGTCAGGCGCGCCATCGCATAGCTTGCATCGCTCTTCGGCGGTCGCATCCCCAGCGCCTTCGCTGCCTGTAGGAATCCCGCGATACTCTCCGGGCCTCCATTCCAGTGAACGTAAATGCCCATGTTATCCAGCCCGAACGGGGCCAGTGTAATCACTGCTCTATTACCCATCACATCACCTCCATCTGATACTGCCGCCAGCTCGGCCACCGGAACGGCAAGCCATAGCCCTCGACCCAAAAGCGGGGCGTTCGCCCAGCCACCACCACCTTGACCTCACGCACCGGAACACCCGCTATCGTCGGCACGCTCTCGCTCGTCACTCGCAGACGCATCCCCGGTTGCAGCTTCGGGCAAGCCTTACGCACTGCGTGATAGTCACGGCACCGCTGCCGCCATGCAATGGCGTATTTATTGTCCGTCTCGGTCAACAAATCCAGAATCCGTTCCGGGCACCGGGCAATCACTGGCCCCGCCGATTCGTCCATATCCTTATAGCCAAACGTCAATCCGTCCGTTGCCTTCGGCTGGAATTGCAGCATGAACACCGCACACCACACCTCGCGCGTCCCGTCCGGAAACGTATGCTCGACCGCTGCGTAATACTCACGCGCTGCCACGATTGCGGAATCCAAGACGCGCCTCGCTCCCGTCTCATTCGTCCACGTTAACTGCCCATCCAAATGCGACCTAACGTCGCGCGGCTTCGCATAATACGTCCATCCCATGCTTATTCTCCCTTCGCTTTAGCGATTGCGGCTCGGGCGTTGCTCAATATATCCCGGCGCTCTTCAGGCTCCATCATGTGATGGGTCGCCATTTCAATCATGCCCTTCAACGCAGCTTCCAGCTCCGCAATCGCGTCACACGCGCCATCATACTGCCGCGCCAGCCTGATCACCTCCTCGCGGGCGACCTGCTTTCCTGCGTCCGTCCCATCCTCCAGCGCTGCTATCAGCACCCGGATTATCCCCGACCATGTCGGCGTCACGTCAATCACCTGCGTCATTTCCACCCCTCCACCTTAGCCACAATCTCGGCAATCACATCAGCGGTCGGCGACCCCTTGCTAATCGCGCAATGTCCATCATCCATCAGCTTGTTGTGAATCGCCGAGATAACCAACCACATCAAATCCGCATCGTCTTTCTTGCGTGCATTCCGCGCCCTCTGCGCCATCACGCTCTCGAATTCCGCCTGAATGTCCGGCTCAAAATCACTACCCATCATACCCTCCACTTCACACAGTGATTGTCATACTCTTCGATCAGCTCCGCCTCGCTCACGCCATTGCGTCGCGCCACACGCTCGACCTCAACCCAGATGTCAAAATCGATTTCCTTGTGATCGCAATACTCCTCACGCGCCATCAAATCGGCGAACGCTACGTCAATCCGACTCATCACTCAGCCCTCCACACTATCGCGGTGAAACCACCGCAAACGACCACCAGCTCCCTCAGCCCAGACAATGCGCGCACCTATCTGAACCACACGCCCAGACCACGCCTCGCCATACACTGTCACCGTAATTCGCTGCCCTAAACGTAACATTTTTCGTCCTCCATTGGCGTTTATTATACGTCAACAATTCTGCCACCTGTCAAGCATGGCTCAACAAGTGTAACAAAATGCCCGATTTGTAACGGCGGTGTAACAGCTTTCTGTTACGCGGAGACGCCCGGATTTCTGCCGTTTTTGCCCTA